TGACTCGTTGCGAATGACTTGGAATGATGCCGAGAAGTATCGTTGGTTCGAACTCGAAAAGTATGGCACATCCGGAGACATATCCGGCACTACGTGGGACGAGCTTTGTGAATTCCGTTGGGACGAACTTGCTAATAAGACCTGGAACGACATCGAGTATAGCAAGAACGGCGGACGAAAGTCCGAAACCTATATTGCTTATGAATGGAGCGATTTGTAATGGCTACGACTGAAAACATCGGGCTTACGTTGTTTGAGGGCCAAGACTACGTAAGTCGAGAAGCAATCAACGCTAATTTTCAAAAGATTTCTGAGGCTCTTGGTATCGACTACGTTAAGGAGCGTGGAAAGTCGGGCGATTGGGAGTGGGTTAAGTACAATTCCGGATTCATGGAGCAGTGGATCAGTCGAAAGGCGTTTGCTAGTCAGACATTCGGAACCTACGGCAGTGAGGGTCTTAAGTGCACTCCGCTTCTTTCTTTCGGAAACTATCCGATCGCATTTACCGCACCGCCATTGTTCTTTATTTCATTCGTCGACGCTGGAGATAACGGAGGGGTCACGTTTGGTTCGTGGGTCATGAACGAGGAGCAGGGTACGGTTAATCGGCCGCCTAGGTTCCGACTTATCGACGCCAAGAACACGATCACAACCATTAATACTCCTTACTTCGGCGTCTACGCCAGGGGGTATTACAAGTAGGAGGAGTTTGCATGTATAGGGTTTTGTACGGAGATAAGCTTTTGCACGATCCTCGCTCCGACGTTTACTATCTCGCGGAGCTAAGTCTTGATCAAAATCAAAATGAGTGCGGATATTGTGAGTTTACGATGTCCCCGAGGCATCCGCTTTATGATGCTCTCGAAGAGCGAAACATGTCGAACCCTGTACGAGTTTACGACGACGAAGTCTTGGTTTTCCAGGGCTTCGTCTATGAGCTTGGCAAAGATTTCGAGACAGTGGGGGCAGTGAAGTGCAAAGGCGATCTGTCCCTGCTGTCTGATTCTAGGGTACGACCTTATTCTACAATTGAAGGAGAATACAATAGCACCGCTCCATCGGCTGTCGATGAATATTTTAAGTGGTTGATAGATAAGCATAACGAACAAGTTGGACAAGAGAAGCGTTTCACGATTGGGATTAACGAAGGGAACCTTCTCGACAAGAACAACTATATTTATCGAGAGAGCAGCGACTATCCGACCACGTTTGAAGAGCTCGACAATAAGATACTCGACGATCTCGGTGGCGTAATTCGAGTTCGATATCCTAATGGGATTCGTACTATCGATCTTATGGCCGAGTGGTATGACAGCAATACTCAGATATTTGATTTCGGCGTAAATTTGATGGATTACGACGATACCACAGACGCCAGTGAAATTTACACCGCCATGATCGCGACCGGCGCTAAGATGCGTGAGACGGATTACGATTACAATGATGGATATTTTGTAACTGGCGATTCTCGGCCTAATCCGGATAAGGAATACTACGTAAGAAAGATCCGCGAAGAAAGCGGTGAGATATATTACGAGGGGCAGAACAACTTAGAGCGATTTGAGAGCGGAACGACATATTACGAGTATGACGAGTATCTCGACGAGAGCGACGACGACCTCATGCTTACCGAACTTGATGATGGCGTCTATGCAAAAGATATAATGTACGACAAGCTTGGCGATTTGGTATATTCTCACGCCGGCGTTCAGAAGTATGGATGGATCGTCGGAAAGTATACGAACACCGATATTATCACGAGGGAAGGTCTTCTTGACGCGGCGGTCCTCGCACTGAAGGCAAGCGTGTCTCCGCTTCGAACAATCGAAGTTAAGGCTGTCGATCTTTCTCTCGCTAGCAAGAAGTATACGCCGATTCGTCTCGGAGAATATGTTCGAGTCAGGTCAAAGCCTCACAAGTTCGATAGTTATATGCTTTGCTCTAGCATCGATCTTGATCTCAGCAATCCCGAGAACTCGACATATACTCTCGGCACTACATTTGATACCTTGACCGGACAGCAGAACAAGCGAATCAAGGAACTTAACGCCGGAATCAACCATGTATACGAGCAAGCAGAACGTATCAGCGAAGACGCAAAGAACGCCGCTCTTAAAGCCGACAAAGCGGTATGCTCAACAACAGATGAGTACGCCATTTCTGATAGCTTCACTAATCCGCCAGAAACTGGTTGGTCGGAGACTACTCCGCCTTGGCAAGACGAGAATCTTTATATTTGGCGTAGGACTAAGACGATATACGGCGACCGATCCGTCGTGTATGGAAGCCCTGCCGTCATGACTGGAAACACTGGAAAAGACGGCGCCGACGCAATCACTCTTACGATTACGTCTAGCGAAGGAACGATATTTAAAAACTCAGCGATTGCTGCTACTTTAACCGCACACGTCTATAAGTCTGGCATAGAGCTTGCGTCGACCACGGATCCTACGATCGATTCTATCGGAACAATAAAGTGGTATAAGGACGGAAATCTCACGCCGGTCGCCACTGGTCGGACGCTTACGATTTCCGCCGGCGATGTTTCTGACGTTGTGACTTATACTGCTAAATTGGAGGGATGAGTATGGGGGTGAAAGCATCGGCGTCTATTACGCTTTCTTCTGTCGTTGACATAGAGGACGCGCAGCGATATTACAAGTTGCAGGAATCGACGCTCCCAAAGCCGGAAAAGCCAACGATAAATCCTCCCGAAGGATGGTCGAAGACTGAACCGGGCTATACAAATGGAAGCACGAGTTGTCTATATTTTTGTGACCTTACTGTATTTAGTGATGGGTCGTTCTCATACTCAGAGGTTTCTCTTTCTTCGAGCTATGAGGCGGCAAAGGAAGCATATAAGAAAGCGTCTTCCGCCGAAGATACCGCCGTGCAACTCGTAACGCGTGTAACAAACGCAGAGGCCTCCATTACCAAAAACTCAAGAGCCATAGAGCTTAGAGCTACTAAGACCGAGGTTACCGAGGCGGTCAATAACGTTCAGATTGGTGGAGTAAACCGAGTTTTAAATACCGGAACCCCCAAAAGCGCGTACGGCAATGGAGGAAGCAACCAGTGTACGTCGCTATACAATTTTGCAAATAGCTTTTTTATTGATATCGGCGAAAACGAGTTCGTTACCACGTCGTTCGACTGGGAAACAACCGCCACGTCAGGGCGATTTCAAATCCAAGGCGGTGGCGATCCATCTTATCCAACTTTTGATTGGGACGTCGTTGTAAACGAATCGAATACGAGCGGTCATCGTATTAGAACGACTAGAATGGCTGTCGACGCAAGGTCCGTTGCGATACGACTCGACGGTATTGACGGAACCGTGACCATTTCTAATTTTAAAATCGAAAAGGGCAATAAAGCAACCGATTGGTCTCCAGCTCCCGAGGATGTGGCCAATGACGCGACGTCTAAGGCGGACCAGGCACTCGCTTCCGCAAAGAGTTACTCCGATTCTCAGCTAAGCGTTCAGGCCGATCGCATTACTGGCGCGGTATCGCGGATCGACGCTCTTGGAGTGCGAACGTCCACGCTTGAGCAGACCGCTGAGGGTTTTACAGTAAGCTTGGGCACCGTCGACGCAAAAGCCGGAGAAGCAGCTAGTGCTGCCGCCGCTGCTAAGTCTACAGCAGACACGGCAAAGACCGACGTCTCTGTAGTCCAGCAGGGCGTCGACAGTAATGTCTCAGATATTAGAAACCTGAACGGCCGACTGACCGACGAAATCGAGGCACGGAAGAGTTTCATGCGCTTCTCGGAGGAATCTAGTGACCCGACGCTTACACTCGGGCAGACGGATTCGCCGGCGCAGGTGAAGCTTACCAACAAGCAGTTACAGTTCTTATATTTGAACTCCATCGTCGCATACATGAGCGGCGACGCGCTTCTCATCAACAATGCAAGGATATTGCAGCAGCTACAGCTTGGCGGGTTTGCATTCGTCCCGAGGGGCAACGGCAATCTCGCATTTAAGTGGGTTGGAGGCGATTCGTAATGGCAACAGTATCGTCGGGATGGGTCGCCGGCGACGACTGGCAAATCAGGCTCGACTACAGCATCTCAAATGTCAACGGCAACACGGCGCGTATCACATGCACGGCAAGCATCAACAACCGGTACGCGTCTGTCAACTCCGGCGCGGTGGTCCGCACCACGGTCAACGGAAGCACGTACCAGCAGACGATAGCACCAATCTCTGGCGCCGGAATCAAATGGGGCGCCCAGCATTCGTGGGACGTCCGCAGGAATCACAGCGACACGAACTACGGCATTAACGTCACGGCTACGATGCCCGGATCCTCGCTCTCGTCCTACAAGGGCGGCACATTCCTCAACACTTCCGTCACTGCATCTGCGGCAGACCACCACACGTTCACCTACAATGCCAACGGAGGCACTGTCAACGGCGCCGGTACTTATAGCAACACCAAGTGGTATGGCGAGCACTATTATATTCCGAACCTCACGATGGCTCGCGATGGCTACGACTTCCTGGGATGGGCTGAGAGCTCGTCCACCACGTCGGCATCCAAGCAGCCTGGTAACGAGGAGACGCGCGACCAGGACCTGACGTTCTACGCGGTCTGGAAGCGCCGTTATATTCCGCCTGCTATCGGAAAGCTTACGGCCACGCGCTCGGACTCGTCTGGCACTGCGCTGGATACTGGCACGTACGCCAAAGTCACTTGCGAGTGGTCTGTCGACACGACGCTCAAGGCCGACAACGCGGTATCCAGCGTCACGGTCGCGGCACGCAAGCGCGGGGATACCGAGTGGGGATCCGAGGTCGCTCTGACGGCTGGTGGCACCACGTCCGGCACGGCCACGGGAGTGGTCGGAACCTTCGAAGTGGGCTATGCCTACGACCTGCGCGTCACGGTCACGGATCCCGGCGGCAGCGCCACGCAGACCACGGTCGTCACGCCGTCCTTCTTCACGATGGACTTCCTCAAGGGAGGGCGCGGCATCGCCTTCGGCAAGGCGGCCACGCAGGAGGGCATCGATATCGCGATGGACGTGCAGCTGGACGGGAAAATTTATTGCTCCACCACACTGTTCTCGATGTCAATAGCCGACCGCCTTAAAAACCTCGGCGGAGAGATATACCTGAGCGACAGCATCCTGAACTACCGGTTCCTAGATGTTTACGCTGTTACGAATGACCAAGAGGTTATTTACACGCGACTGGCAGACCCGTTCGTCGGAATGAAGTTTAGCTTGAACAACACGCACATTGGATACTCAGCGATCTGGCAGCTTACAAAAGCATACCAGTTCCTTACTGAGACGATGTGCAACACGCAGTGCGACAAGATTACGCCGACGAACCTGACGTACTCGGGAACCGACGCCATGTATCGAACCGGTAACTGGAATAGCGGCTCGCCGACATCATACACGAAAAACACCGATGTTGTTGGCATCTATCGAATCGAGGGATTGCGCTAATGAAGTACATGACGATAGTCTCACAGACCCAGCCGGATGGCACGGTCAATGCTGCGATGACGGTACACGACGAGTACCAGAAGGCCGTAAGCGCCTATCACATGGAGCTCGCCTACGGAGCCGTCAGTGACATGGCCATGCTCGCCGACACCACCGGACACGTGTACGAGACCTGCGTCGTGCAGGGACTCGCAAAGCCGGTAGAGGCGCCTAGCGTGGCTGGCAGTGACACTGCCGAGACGACAAGCACCAGCACTACCGAAGACAAGACAACCGAGTAGAAAGAAGTTTACGTATGCAACCACCTATTTTCATTGATGTTTTTGTGCGGCCGCTCCGAGACAATGCGGTTGCGCAGGTGGCCTTCACGGCCTTCTGCTTTCTCATGATACTGGATATTCTTCTGGGATACGCGGCAGCAGTAAAGGGTAAGACCGTTGAGTCATCAAAGATGCGAGAGGGGATGTGGCACAAGACTGGCGAGATTGGCGTTATTGTTATCGGCGACGTGCTGGACGGTATGCTTCTCGGCGGCATCGACATGCCCTTCACCGCCCCAGTCACCACGGCCATGATTGTGTACCTCGCCATCAACGAGGCCGTCAGCTGCATGGAGAACGTCGTGAAGCTCGACCCGGAGCTTGGTGACAAGCGATTTTTTCGAGTGCTTATGGAAACACTGAGGGAAACCGATACGAAGGATGGGGGAGAAGCCAATGATGAGGCCTAGCCCGATGCCAACCCTGCGTATGTGCTGCATGTGTGGTTCGAGTATGGTCGAGGTAAGACGCAAGGAAAGTCGCCCCATGCGGCAGGACTGGCAGTGTCCCAGGTGCCTGCACGTGGAGCATGATGTTTATGAGGACGATGATATTTTGGAGGTCAATCATGCCAAGTATTAGCAAGGCCATTGCAGCCATGGACAAGGCTTGTCACGTCTGGAGTGTCGGCTATGACCAGTTCCAGCGCTGGAACATCTACGACGGTGGCGAGACGGACTGCTCGGCGCTCGTGATTTGGGCACTCAAGCAGGGAGGATTCGATACAGGTAGTGCGACTTACACTGGCAACCTTTCTGCCAACCTGACGTCTCGCGGATGGCGTCGCCTCGCTCCTGATCTCGGGATTCTTCAGCCTGGTGATATTCTGCTTAATGATACGCACCACGTCTGTATGGTTATTTCTGGACACGGTCGCAATGCCATCATTGCTCAGGCGTCAATCGACGAGCGTGGTAAGGCGAGCGGCGGACGCGCTGGTGACCAGACGGGCTATGAGACCAACGAACGCCGTGTTTATGATTATAGGCACGGTTGGAACTGCATCCTTAGGTATAGCGGCATCGAAGTGCCGTCATCCACCAAGAATCCTGCCGGTCGTGTCCATGTCGATGGCTTCTGGGGCGCTGAGACCACACTTGGATTGCAGGATATTCTTGGGACCACGCGCGATGGTATTGTGTCTTCTCAGGAAGTCCAGAACCGTGGAATTCTAAAAGCCTGCACCGGAGGATGGCAGTGGGTCAAGCATCCTGTGGGATCACAGCTTATCACCAAGATGCAGAAGCTTCTTGGCGTCGAGGCAGATGGAATCGTCGGTGCTAAGACTATCAATGCACTTGAGCGCCATTACGGATTCAACGCCGACGGGTTCCTCGGGAGTCCGAGCAATACCGTTAAGTCTATGCAGAAGGCTATTAACGCTGGAAAGTTCTGATAGTGGGCGATTCCGGCCCTAAATCTCGGGAGGTCCGGCATGTTATCGGAGGTGGCATGTCGGGCCTTTATCGAGAGTGCCAAATATAGGTATAAATACTCGAATGCATAATTCTAAGCCCTTAAAACGCCTTACAATAAGCCGTTTACCTGCGGTTTTATAACGCTATATTTGACGTCCTTTTGACAGCGTCGACAGAGTTTTAATAGGTTTTTGGCGGTAAAAAGCGATATTTCTATGTATCAAAGCATAGCAAAAACGTTGACGCTACGCCATTTCTAGTAAAACCCGGTTACGCCTATAACAAATGGGGCGTTTTACAGACGAGGCTTACCTATCGTTGGCACGTCAACGTTTCATGATATTTTCTTTTTTTTTGTAGTGT